ATTATTACAATGTTTTGCCCGGCGACTGGATTGTCGAAATGTTCGACGGCATCCACCTGTATAGCGACAGGGAGTTCCACCTGTATAGCGACAAGGATTTCCGGAAGCTGTTTGTGAAAAAAGAAGTATTATAGGATGCTGAACATCCATTGAGGTTGAAAACTACTGAATGAACCCCTACGAACAACGGCACATCCGCGACATGGTACTCCAGAAAAAGGTGATCGCCGCAACGGTAGACGATGCGATGGCCGACCTCGGTAAGAGGTTCACCACTATTAAAGGTCGTCGGTTTGCCGGAGTAATGCGGGGACGCCTCAAAGACCTCCGAAAACAACTGCAGGGCAATATCGAAGGCGAAATAAAAAACCAGTGGAAGCTTGCCAATACCATGAACAACAAAAAGCTCGATGGTTACCTCGGAGCCGCAAAGGTAAGCGATGCCATACAAAAAAGCATGCGAACCCCAAACCTTCCGGCGCTGAATGCGTTCCTCGACCGAACAACGGCGGGCATAAATCTCAGCGATCGCGTTTGGAATTTCACCGATGGCGTTCAGACAGACATGGAGCGGCTAATCAGCCGGGGCGCACTCGAAGGTAAGTCTGCCCGCGAACTCTCCAAAGAACTAAAAGGCTTCGTCAAGGGCAAGCCGATACTGTATGCGGGAACGCTTATCAAGGCAAAAAACCTGAACTTCCAAGCCACCCGAGTAGCCATAACAGAGATGAATATGGCCTTCAGATCTGCCGACTATCTCCAGAACAGCCGCCTGCCGTTCGCGACCGGTGCTACCGTACACCTGTCACCCGCCCATCCACAGGAGGACATCTGCGACGAAATGCAAGGATCATATCCGAAGGGCTTTTACTTCATCGGCTGGCACCCGATGTGTATCTGCTATGTGACATACGACACAATCAGCAAGGAAGAGTTCGTTGAATATATCAAGACCGACAAGATAAAAGCCAGCCGATTTACAAAGCTGATACCGGCCAGAGCCGAAAAATATGTTGTCAAAAACGGCCCCACATTCCTGAAATATAAAAACACACCTTACTGGCTGGAGGATAACTTCACGAAAGGATTGGCGCTCAGAGATAGCACCAACATACCCATAACAGCGGGAAAACTTGAGATGATTCCCAAAGTTAAGCCGATAGAGAATATCACGAAAAAGAAAAGGGGATGAGCATGTTAAACAAAGACATCGAAGTAATAAAGACCCATATTGAGCGGTGGGGAAAAGAGCGGGAGGCGCTCGATGACTTAATAGGCAATGGCAACGCCATGATATACAAGATCAGAAAGAAAGAATACGCCTTTAAATGCCCGGATAAAAAGCAAAAGGGGATTTGCATCGGATGCGAAAACGCCATTCCTTTGATATCACAAGCGTACAGCGGCGTGAACGGAGTGAGCGTAAGATACCCCGGCGGAAAAGAAATGACGGTCACTAAGTTTGAAATAACCGGCAGAACTTGCTTCGAATGGAGAAAGAAAGAAATACCAGCGGTGTGCGGCTGCGGGGGAAAGTACAGGTGTGAATGTGGGTATGTAGAGGGGTTCTGTGTTCCAACGCTGCAGGAACCGAAGATATGCCCGTTTTGCGGGAGAACAGTAACTATTGAGCGCTTTAAAAGTCTATTCAACAACATGATGGGGCGTATTTCCCTAAAACAAGAGTCTTTTTGAAGAAAAGGGGATGAACATGAAGCAGAAATTTATTGTAGAAACGGACTCGCCGGATTACAGCCTCACGCCAGAATTAATATGCGGGTCACTATTAAACACCTTTAAAGAAATGCCGGAATTACTACACACTATAATCGATGTCAGGGAAACGGAGGAACCAAAGTGAAAAAAATCGCATTTATCTGCCAACTGGGGCTCGACACGTTTATTGAACCAATCGTCAAGGAATTCGAAAAAGAGCAATACAACGAAGCCTATCAAGTCCGCCGGTACTATTGCCGAACAAACCAAGAAGTAATCGCTGCCGTTAAATGGGGCGACATTATTTTCCTTGAATGGGCGAACGAAGTATCCGTTGTTGCCGCCGCTGTCTACGACATCAAGAAAAAAGGAGTTATCGTCAGGCTGCACAGCTACGAGGCGCTGGCGGATTACCCGACAAAGATCGACTGGAGCCGGGTGGACTACTTGGTATTCGTCGCGCCCCACATTCGGGCCATCGTCGAGCAGACCATTCCGAACCTGCGGGAGCAGGTGGCGACCCGTATAATCCCTAACGGACTCGACATCGATGCCATCGAGCCGAATAAGAAAGTAAGCCGTTGGGACATCGCCTACGTCTGCAATATCAACCACAAGAAAGAGCCGGCAATGGCACTCCAGATAATGGAGAGCCTGGTACACAAATTCTCTCACAAGTTCAAACTCCACGTCGCCGGAGCGCATCAGGACAAGCGGTTCAAGCTATACATGGAGCATATCGCAAAGGAAATGAGTATCGAGGACAACATCCTCTATTACGGGCATGTGAAAGAGATGAACGAGTTCTGGAAAGGGAAAGGGATAATCTTGTCAACCAGCATCCACGAAGGACACCCGCTCAACATCATGGAAGGGGCGGCCAGGGGTCTGCGGCCGGTGGTTCATAATTTCATGGGAGCGAAGGGGCTTTATCCGGAAAGCTGGCTATTTAACACTGTGGACGAGGCATTCCAGATGATAACCGACACTGTCTATGCGCCAGAGAATGTGGCATCATACCGGCAGGAAATCATCAATCGCGGCTGGACAACAGAGAACCAGACGGCACAATTCAAGGAACTATTCGATACGCTGGCCGCGGCGCCGGGAAAAACCGAGGAAGAGGCAAAAGACATCACCGCGGGCGTAATCGATGGCTCCGTCAAGATCGTGGAGGGGAAGGAACGGTTTCAAGATAACGCACGGAAAGGGAAGACCGATGAAAAAATACAATCATGACGCGAAATGCCCGAAATGTGGATACACATGGGATGAAGAACCCCTCGATGCGTAGAGAGAGGAAGGGGGAAAATGATCTATCTATTAATTGGCTTTATCGTTGGATTGTGCCTTGGCGGTGCATTTATTGGGAGCATTATGGCTGTGCGTGAAAGGGGCTATAACATGGGCATTGACGCGTCCAATGATTGCATAAAGCGATATAGAGAAGTTATATCGAAATTTTATACTCCGGATGGAACACCGACAACGCTTAACCTCGAAAGAAGGAAAGGGAAAGACGAAGCCCCCATCGATGCGCCGAGAGAGAAGGAGGAAACACAGGAATGATCGCTCGGATCGTTGCAAGGCTTATCGCAGGGCATCAAGCCAGACGGTTCCGGAAAGCCGCCAGAATCATGGACACGCTGGACGACTGGATGCTCGCCCGGAAGTATCCGAAATGGGAACGCAAACAAGCATGGCGGGATATTATCAGAAGCCCGGAGGCACGGAAAGCACTCTTTAAAAAGCTGGGGAGCAAAGAGTTTAGTGTCCGCCATATCCAAGCTCATGGAATATATTAACAAAACGAAGCAGGAAGCATGACCGAGAACATCGCATGGCTCCTAACGATAGCCCTGGCATACATCATAGGCCGCCGCCACGGAGCCACGCAGCGGCACAAAGATATCGCCGGCGGGATGGCAGCCTTGCTCAAGAGCGGGAAAGCGAAGCTGATATTCCCAGAGAATAAACGCCGGAAGAAAGGCAGGGGATAAAATGATTAAATCAGAGCAGGACAGAACACGGCAATTCTACGATGAATTCAGCCAATATCTACAGTTGGATACCCGCGATGATAACAAGCGTATCGGGTACTTCAAACAGAAAATCGCTGGCATCGTCACCGCCAACAATCCATTTAACTGCGACATTCTCGATATGGGATGCGGGATCGGTATCACATCTCAGTGGATGGCAAAGCTCGGTGCGAACGTCACGGCGGTCGATATCAGTCCGGCGAACATAAATTATGCAAAGGAGCATTTCGCTCATAAGAACGTCGAATACATCGAGGCGGACATTACCGAACTTCGACTCGATCGGAAATTCAGCGGGATCGTTCTCTCTGACATCTGGGAGCATATCCCCCCCGCATACAGTAGCTTTTTGAAAAATGTAATTACCAGACACGCCAAGGACAATGGCGCTTGGATATATCTCAACATCCCGGACGGGCGATATCAGGAAGCAGCCAGAAAACATATCCCGGAACGCCTCCAGATGGTCGATGAAGCCTGGACAATACCAGGCATTCTCGCTCAATTCAAGAGCATGGGTTTCGCGCCGGTAAGCATCGATATACACGGGATTGATTGCATCTGCCAATACAATACGTTCCTTTTCCGCAGAATAGCCGATATCAGCGCAGCATACGAAAGAACGCTCGTAAAATGGAAGGCTGTATTAAAATGAGACAAGCAATTATAGGTGAAGCGGACATGATATACCGACGCAAGACCACGCATCTTTCCGATTGCCAAATAGCCATAGATAATGAAGTCGAAAAAGTTTATTGCGGGCCAACGATTATAATAGGTGGAATGGTGATTCCGCTGGAACCAGAAAACCCAAATCATTGGTGCCACATTGTAACCAGAAGCCACCAGACGCTGACATTCTCGGTAAAAAAACTGCCGTGGCCAATACACAAAAACATCAAGAGAAAGATTCTCATAATAACCGGCGACAACCGCATGACATTTCAAGGATATGTAGTTGGAGGCGAATTGTTTCCAACTCACACAAGATTAAAAATGGATATGGTGACCACATGAACCACATCCGCAAAATATACCCAGTATCAGAGGTGCTACCGCTGGGAAACCGAACGAGGAAAACGCGGGGGAAAGTATACCACGCCTTATTCGGTATTATTCGGGCAGGCCGGGACGCAGAATCAGTGGAGTACGAACGCCACTACCCTGTGGAGCAATGGACAGCAGCCGAGGCCGATGAACACGCCGGAACATCGGTAAAGGCCGAGGAAGAACCGCCGAGCAACGTCCGAATCTTGGCAGCGGTATGGTTGTTACAGAGGTGGATACACTAAATCAAGGGGGATGGATATGTGGTCAATTATCAGTGGTATTATCGGATCAGTTATTTTAATTCTGTTTTTAAACTGGTTATACCATAAATGCGGCCCGGTTGCTATCGATTTTGAGAATGATATGTTTGTCGCTCACTGGTTATTGAAATCTGATGAAGAGCAAAAAAAATTATGGGCTGAAGCGGTGAGAAGAGAAAAGGAATTTTGGGAAAACGCTTATGCGACAATGACAGACGAAGAAATCGAAGAGAAATATTGTAGGTTAACTTGCTATTCCAATAAAGAGCTGGAAAATAAACGTAGAGAAGAAGAACGAAAGATTATGGCAGCACGAAAGGCGGGGGATGAGCAATGAAATGGTTACGAATAACCGATAAAAGTAACTCTGAGATAATAATATTATACTTATTCTGCACGTTTTTAATCGGAATAGGCCACGTCAATAAAATTCTATTGCGGGACATCCAGGCAGAAACATGGGAATGCGGGCGCGTTTCGTTGATGGTATCGTATTTTTACGAACATTACGAGCCAAATAAGCTGCTGGCATGGTATAAAGAAACCATTAATAAACCACTTTATCTTTTGAAATATGACAGGGCGGCGACACCGTTGTATATGCGGAGGCACGGCGTTACTTTGGGCAGAGGGGTTGGCAGAGGCGCACTGGTATATATTTTAAGTTCATACATGGAGAATGATTTTGCACGTATTAACGAGGGAATACAATGGCAAAACATATATCGAGTGCGGATAAAATAACGGCGTTTTTAACAATCCCGTTCTTTTTGCTACTCGGACGGCTGATAAACAGGGACTTTTGGTATGACGAGATTTACACCCTTGCCAATTACGTTTTTGTGCCCTTGGATAAAACAGTGTTGGTATTCCGGGACTTCAATAACCACTTCCTGTTCAGTCTGTTTTGCAAATCGTGGCTGGCAATAGTGGCGCCGGGAAAAGATTTATTCTGGCTCATGGATAGGCCATATATTATCAGAGCGCCGTTATTGATATTCCCGGCAGTTACGATTTACTACCTGTACCGGATCGGCACGGAGTTCTTTAATCGGCGTGTCGCGGTTTTGTCAATCGTCTTACTGATTACAACAATACCGTACTATTATTATGCAATTCAGCTTCGCGGATATAGTATGAGCATTATGTTGATTACAATAATCCTTTACAATTATTTGAGGAAATATAGATGACATTAATACTGCTAACAGCCCTATTTCTATATATAAATCCAAGCAACGCCGTCTTTATTGCCGCACTCGGAATAATGCATGTTATTCTCAAGAGAAAGCTCCCGTATGATATCATTATCGGCACGATAGTGGCTCATTGGTTATACTTTCCACTGATAAGGCAGATAACCCAAAGTCATCAGCTCGGAGCAGCACAGTTCAATCTCAGCACATTGACGGGAGCGGTACCGGAAGTCCTGCACGGGTTTATCTCATACAGATATTTAATAATCCCCTTTGCGATTTACGGACTGTTTAAAACCAAATTTAAGCGAGAAGTAAAGCTGGCCATTGGCATGATAATACTTCCGGTAATATTATTCTTTATTCAGGGTGGGCACATATACGGGCGGCTGATGCTTCCGGCGATACCTTTTTTCTGTTTATTGCTAGCGATCGGGCTTGATATTTATGGGAAATATCTATGAAATATAAAAAAGTCCTTGACATTTCGGAATTAATTGAAGAACTTAGAACCATAGTGAACCCGAATCGAGTAGTCAACTCTGGTGGCAATAAATATTTCGGGCGTGTAACTTTCTGTTTTGAGGACGGCCGGATGACCCACATTGAAAAGGTTGAAACCATGAAATAGCGAACAGACTCCAGAAGGCTTATAGAAGAAGCGCGGGGGCCATAAGGAACCCGCCTAAAAATACAGTATCGGAACAACCGGGCTGAGATTAATTTCTCAGCCTATTTTTTTGTTAAGGAGGTAATACAAATGAAAAGAATAACAGTTTGCTTTCTTGTTCTGCTCATGATTATCGCTTTTACCGCATCCGCACAGCTTATCCGTTTCTATACCACCGATGCGGTCGAAATGACAGCCCCAGGTACTTCCGCAGCCATTTACATCGGCAATAAATACGATAAACTTATGTGGTATTTCTCGGTTGCAACCATAAATACTTCGATAAGTACAGCATTGCAACAAAAATCGGGCGACAGTGAATGGACAAATGTCTGGGCGGATTCGCTCGTTTACGAAGCAAACGGTAACTATGGATTTGAATGGTTCGGCGTCGGGCTTGCCGATTCTGTACGCTTTAGATGGATAGCAGAAGAAGCTGGGACAGATGCCGTATTAACTCATAATGCCGTTTTAATTGGAGGCAACTAAAATGAGGAAATTAATAACAGGATTTGCCGTCTTACTCTTGATTCTTTCTGTGCTTACTATCGATAATTACAGGGCAAAGGCCGAAACGGTTCACCTCTCAGGTAGTAATATCTATTTTACAATCCCGGATATCGAAGACTCACTCACCGCCGTTCATAGCCTTTTAAAGGTAATGGAATCAGCTATCGAGGATACCCTGACCGATGTCCACGGAAAGGTAGAGGTTGTTGACAGTGTCGTAGACGCTGCCGCGGATACCCTGACAGATATCCATGAAGAAGCCGCCTTGAACGGAACCAAAACCGACGCGGTAGCGGACACACTAACGGATGTCCATGAGAACCTTACTGGTAGAATAGTAACGGTAGATACCGTCGTGGACAACATAGTAGTCGATTTATACGCAGGAACAATAATCGCGACAACCACAGAGGATCTCGCTCAAGTCGTGGCCTCCTATACTTTATTTACGGGAACCACGGCCGATGTGATTCTCGAAAGCCTAACATTACGAAACGCTAATGTCGATTGCTCTGACGATGCCACATTTACCGGCATTTCGATACAAACAGACGATGCAACGGCCACAACTTTTATATCTCAAGCAAACGGCGTGAAAGCAAATCTGACAGAGGAAGCACAGATAGCATGGACAGGCTCGGCTATAATCAAAACGGCCACGATTATTAATTTGACTATTTACGGGGCCGCTGCAGACGACACATGCGCTCCTGACATCATGGTTGCTTATCGCTCAACCGGAACAGGCACCGGAACACTCGTACCCTAAAAAAGCATGATCGGAGGAAACAATATGAAAGCTTTTAAACTCATAATTATATTTCTGATGTTGGGCGGTTTGTTCTTTGTGACCACCGGTACCGGAGATGTTTTCCTTAACGGGGCTCGTTACGGGAACATCAACGCAGTGACAGTTACCGCCGTGTCAGTTACCGCCGACAGCGCGGACATCGGCTTCGATAATTATAAGCAGCCAACGTATTTAAATATTGATGCAGATAGGACGATAAGCGCCGTAGAAACAGGGGCATTGTTCGTTGCTGTCACTATTGGAGCAAAAAGAACATACTCACTGCCAGAGGCCGCTATTGGTTTGACATTCTCATTCCTTGTTGATGATTCGGATTCATTGTTAATCACTTGCCAATCTGGAGACGGAATTACCGATGAAACAAATGTGTATTCTACATATTCATCTGATGCCGGATCATTTACTATTACGGCATTCAATACATCGAATTGGGCTGTTATCAGCCGGGTAGGAACATGGGTACCATATTAATAACCACCTCATTGAGGTAAGAACATGAAGAAATTAAAACTTATAATTATATTTCTGGTTTTATTTTGTGTGACTGCTGGTGTTTCGGGAGATGTTTTTGTAAACGGAGTTCCAGCCATCGCCGTAGTAGCTGATGCCACCCTTCAAGCAAGTGGGATGGCAACCGCAGGCAGGGCAGCAACCGCGACACTTTATGTTAGTCCGAATGGTGATGGTACTGACGGTCTTACATGGGATACCGCTTATACAACTATTCAAGCGGCTTTGACAGCCGCGAGTACCGATGTCAATGAGTGTACTCTGATTCTGATTGGGATAAATACCGGAGCAAATCACTACAATATAAACACTACCGGAGACCCGACTTTCACCGGCAATTATATTCTTCAAGGCAGTCACCGTACGTGGACAAAAATCATGAATGACCACGGGAGTGCTACCTCAATACTTAATTTTACCGGGTATACGTCGCTTATCGATCTGAATTTCAATCTCGGTGTGAATGAAAATGGCATAGAAATCACCTCCGGAGCCGCAAGGGTAAATCATTGCCAATTCGTTGGCGAGAATTTAACCTCTGAGAGAACAGCCTTACATCTTAACCACGCAACAGGCGGTAAACATGCAAAGATAAACGACTGTTATTTTCTCGGTAATGACAAAACAAAAATGACGGCATTGAAAATCACTCAGTATGGATATTCCAACTTCGAAAGAGTGCGAGTACATGAGTGTCTTGCAGGCATTCAGATTATAGGAGCGGCCTCTGATGCTAATATGTTCTACGTCTGTGATTTAGGCGATTGTGCAACTGGTCTCGATATTGATGCCGGAAATGAACAGCATTTCCGTGACCTCATATTTCACCACAACACTACGAATATAGACGAATTCGCTGATGTTGGCGATCACGTGTGGGGAAATCTATTTGGTTCGACTCCTATATCCACAACGCCGGATAATTTCACGGGTGTCACTGTTGCAACCGGGGCAGGAACGGCATGGACAGCCTCCGCGGTAACAATACGGGCCGCCGCAGCCAAACCATTTCGTGTCATAGGAATCAGTGCGGAAGCTGATGCCACGGAAAAGTTTAGGATAAAACTTTCAGACGGCACAAACACGTTTGCAGACATACTAATTGAGGGTACAGCTAATACTAATAAGAGGGAAAATTTTAGTTTCCCACGGGGCACAGATTACATATTCAACAAAGGAACTGTAATATCTGCATATTCTAAGTCCGAGTCTGGCAGTAATAATGCGATTATCTGGCTCGAAATACAGGAGATATAAAGTGAATTAACATCGAATTGGCAATATCCAAACTCAAAGCGAAAGGAAAATAAACCATGAAATTCGAATCCGAAATCAAGACCGCGTTAAAAGCCGCGGGATTGAGTGAGGACTTGGCCGACCAGATAAAGGTCGAAAAAGAGGACGAAATTGAGGCAGCGGTAAAGACGCTCAAAACGGACTTTGACCAAGCAAAAAAACTTACCGGGGACGAATTCCTCAAGGCGCTCGATAAGGCCGGGCTCAGAGAAGCATACGATAAACAACTCGCAAGCGAAACTGACCGCCGGACTAATCAATATGTTGAGACGCAGAGGAAAGCGGCCCAAAAAATAGCCGACGATGCCGCGGCTGAAGAAAAAGCAAAGAAAAAAGAGGATCAGTCTGACATGACGGACAGCGAAAAACGGTACAAAGCACTCGAGGATAAATTCGATACGCTAATGGATAAATTCACGGGCATATCTACGAAATTATCGTCCGGGGATCTGAACGCCGTTATCCTCAAGGAACTCAAAGCCGCAGGAATGGGCGAAGAGTTTGCGCAATACGTCAAGGCCGATGATCCTGAAAAGGTGGGAGAAGCCGTCAAGGAACTCAAGAGCACATTTGACGGCAACCATCAGCAATTAATCGACGCTAAAATCGAAAAAGGCGAACTTACATCTGTGCAGACCGGGAAGGCCGGGGCTACCGTTGAACAGGAGCAAATCAAGGATTATGCCAGTTCACTCGGAGTTGACGGCGCAGTAAAAAATCCAGACTTCCAGGGTAAACTCGCCGAACAAACCGCGGGAACCACATAGCGAAAAGCTATACCCGCAGAGTAAAGGAGTAAAGTCATGGGTTTACAAGTACGAAAAGATACGGAAGTACAGTTTAATCCTGTATTTCTCGCAATCTTGGAGGACGTTCAGGGAGGGGTAACGATTGGCACTGCGCGACTCCCCAGCACCACGAAATTCCTTCATCCGGGGACGTTCCTGGCGGAAAGTGCATCTTCGCTCGGCATTTATAACGTCGTTAAAACCGCAAAACTGAAATGCGCTATCGATACGGCTGTATGCGTAACGATTTACGTATACAGTTCGAGCTTGCCGAATGCACCTGGTCATCACTTCAAGGTCGGTGACTGGATTATGCGTGATGGCGGAGCATCAGCGGCAACAATCGCGTCAATAACTATCGGGACAAAAACCAGCGGCGCTGGAACCGACACAATCGTAATGACCGCCGGTAATGGTGGATTTAATTATGCCTCCGTAGCAACGGCCTCATTAATTCTCGGCGCAGAAAACGATGTAACGACACTCGCCGCTCCGCTGTTCAAAGCCGGTTGCATTCTTCAGGATTCTGTCAGGGTACGCCTTGAATCCGGCGAGACTCTCCAGAACATAACCGCTTCGGCTATCACACGAGGAACGGTTGACGAGTCTATTCTCCCCGCCGCCGCACCGAGCGAAGGCGTAAAAACACCCTTAACCGCAAGAATATTATTTGCATAAGGAGGTGAGCATTCATGGAACATTCCATTCTGGCAGAAGCCACAAGTGAAAATCTCGGAGTTTACATGAGCAACCGAGTTTATGATAAACTTTATTATCTTGATTTCTTCCCGGTGAAAACCGTTCGAACGCTCACCTATGAAACGCTCATAGGTAGCAAAGGGAACCGAGTGGCCGCAGATGTTGTGGCATACAATTCGAGCGCCCCGGAGAAAACCCGAAAGGTGATCTCGAGGCTCACGGGTGACATCCCGCCTATCCGCATGAAAAAAATCATGCGCGAAACTGACCTGAACCTTTATAACCAGCTTAAAGCAAGCGGTATAAACGATATGACCGAGCTTTTATCTCTCGTATTCGGTGACGTTGACGCCTGCGTAGACGGCGTTAATGCGCGTCTCGAATGGCTGGCAATTCAGGCGATGGCCGGCGGAACTATAACCTTGACAACTACGAACAGCGCTGGGATCATAACCGAAGATATTATCGATTTCCAGTTGCCGACAGCGAACAAGGAAGTGGAATCCGGCGCAAATTATTACTGGACTACCGGAGCTTATGCGACGAATACGCCGATATCCGATATTGATACTATCCAGGCAGAAGCCCGAGCAGCCGGTTCAGACCTTAAGTGGATAATTATGAACAGGACTAAATGGGTAGCATTCCGCACCAGCACCCAGGTTTCCAATTACGTTGTGTCCGAATCCTTCGTTGGGGCAACACGGATAGCTATAGTCCCGACCCTGCCACAGGTAAACGAGATGCTGCGAAGCCACGGGTATCCTCAGATCGTTGTTGTTGATACCAGCGTAAGCATTGAAACAAAAGCTCATGGAATCACGGCATACGATCCATGGCTCGATGCGTCAGCCGCGGATAGGTATGTATTGTTCTCGCCGACACTGCAACTCGGAAACACCCTCGTTGGCCCGATTGCAATGGAAACCAACACACCGAAACAGGCGACGATTGCGAAGAAAGGCCATATCCTGGTGAGCAAATGGGCGAAAGCAGATCCGGTCACCGAATATACGATGGGCGAGACAAACGCATTCCCATCATGGCCGACAATCGACCAGTGCTGGATGTTAGACACGGAATCACATACAACTTATGGTGCCTAATGACCAATCTTGAAGCACTACAATCGATGATTGAGTATAAGAATAATAACCTGCTAGCCAAGGCCCTGACAGATAGGGCCTTGAGCAGCACGGCTACCTACGCTTTGACATATCAGAAATCGGTAGAACTGGCCGCAGCAGACATCTATTTGATACTCGCTAATCATCCGAAATTCCGTGAGGGATCGAAATACATCGAATACAGCACGGGCGCGTTGATGGCGTTACGCCGGGAACTCCTGCGAAAGCACGGGGCCGAGGGTGGCACGATAGACGTCCCAATGGACTCGAGGTATAATAAATCATGGTGAGCAAATATCCCCATACCGCAACTATTTCATGGCTTAGTCCAGGAACTTCGAACACACTGACGGGCGTCTGGACTCCGGGAACCCTCAATACACTGGTGTTAACGGAATGCGATATACAGCCGAGAAGTGCAACCATTGGCAGGGGAGAAAGCGGGGAAGTTTTGCAATATGACTGGATAGTATTCGCCGAGAGATTCACCGGCGATACCGGCGTCCCGAAGAAAGCGAAACTAACATTTGCCTCGGCAGACCATATACTCGTGCAGATAACGAATTATATAAAGCATGTGGAGATGAAATGCCAGGATTAAAACCCGAATTCACTATGGAAGATATCGAACGGAAAATTGATGGGTGGGAAAAAGAAAAGCTGACAAAGATTTTTGAGGTACTTTCGTTTGTTGGGATACAGGCGGTTAATTATGCGAAAAACAACCACACGTACAACGACCAGACGGGGAACCTCACAAGCTCAATCGGCTACGCGATTATAAATAACGGTGATATAAAACGCTCGATGGTCAAGCACGAAAGCGGGGCACAGCTAATCGATGAACTCGCCGCACAATACCCAGAGGGCATGATCCTCGTCGTTGTCGCGGGCATGGAATATGCCGCAGCCGTCGAATCAAAGGGATACGATGTTATAAGCGGAGCGTCCTATGTCGCCGATGATTTAATGACTTACATGAAGAAAGAACTCAAGGTCTTATTATGATGAGAACCACGTTCGACCTGCTGGACAAATTATACGCGATCGTGAACGTCGCCGCAGTACGAACGACCCTCGATGGCGCAGTTTACCGGAACTCAAGGCCGGTAGATTTGGTAACGCGGGACATCGTTGTGTTGGCACTTCCCATAGCGGGCGGGACCGACATCGATCTGCAGGACGGGATAATCATTATTAATTGTTTTGCCAAAGACCTCGAAGCCGGGCGACCGGACGACGCGAACCTCCGGGCGATGACATCCGCCGTATTAACGGTACTCGAAGCATACACATCGACCACCTCATACCTGCACCTTGAAATCAACAGTCAGGCGTCAATGGAGGATATCGATCAAGCGGGAATAAGTTATTCATCAATCAGAGTTAATTGCACTACACAATATAAAGCATGAAAAGAGGTGAAGTTATATGAGTGATAAAAAATCCCATATAAGACTTGTAGGACTGGAATATCTCCAATTCGGCCCAGTCACGGCCGGACAGAATTTTAATTCTACCGTCGCGTCTTTTTCGACCATCGGTAACGTCGTTCCAGACAGCGCACATCTTATAATCGAGGAACGCACGGAAACGGAATTATATGTCGAGGAAGAAGATACTCCCGATATTGTAATTTTGGGGCCTGCGAAGAAATCCTTGGAGTTTGCTGTACGCGACATGGGAACAAATATGCTGGTATATGCCCTCGGAGCGAACAGCACAACGACAGCCGGGATATATCGGGCGCCGGTAGCCAGCGTTGTCTTTAACGAGTTGAGTGTTTATGCTCGCTCAAAAGACATCAACGGGAAGTATCTGATAATTCAAATCCCGAAGGCAAGCGTAAAAGCGAGCGGCGATCTGAGGTTCGCACGAACCGAATCTGGGACATTGACATTCACATGCAATGTGCTGATGCCGAGCAGTTCAACAGCTATTAGCCCGCTGGGTATTTTACAGGTATAGACTGATCGCGAGGACAAAAAGCTCCCCGCCGCATCTCGTTAATAAAATAGTAACTTAAGAGCGATGACAAACGCGGGGACTTTTTTAAAGAGAGGAAATACAATGAACTGGATAGACAATAAGAAAAAGACGAAGAAAACACCAGAAAAGGCAGAATCCACACCGGAAGAGAAAACCATCGAAGCCCCGGAGAAAGCCCCGGAGAAAGCACCGGCAGCACCTTATCGGTATATCCACAAAACGAAACATTAACAGAATCAACTAAGGGGATGAGCATGGAACCAGTTGAAGAAAAAACAAAAGAAACACCACAGCCCGAGGTGGCACCAGAAACCTCAAGGGAAACTGCAAGCGAGCTTATCCGGACAATCCTGCAGGACGGCGTGGATTTTGACATCACCGTAACTAACCCCGGACTTTTACATCGATTAAAAATCCTGCCAACGGCACGGACATTCAAAGTCTATCCGATCAACCTGGGAACACTTTTTAATATCACAAAAATAATCAACTCGATGGATGAAATCGATCAGGCAGACGATGACGATTTGTTCGATGTGGGGATCAGAAACATCAACGCAAATAAGGATCAGATGCTCGAAATATTATCGCTGGGGATATTAAACCGGAAAATGACACCCTGGGCCAAGGCGAGAAAATGGATGCTGGTCCGCTTCATGGATTACAACACAACACCTGCTGAACTATTACAGCTTATAAATTTGATGATTGCTCAAATGGACGTAACGGATTTTTTGGCATCTTCCGTCTCGATACGAAAGCTGAACCTGCTCGAGGCGAAGAAAAAGAAAAACCCCCGTACACAAACTATTGGGAATACATCGGCGGGATAGTAAAATATTTTCGGTTCAGCATAGACGAAATACTCTGGGTTTATTCTTGGCAGAATCTAATGATGCTTCTGCTTTCAATACCAAAGGTAAAGAGTGACACAGAGGAAATGGCAAACGAAAACGAAATAACAGATATAAGCCAGATTGGGGATTTAATGTGATGACTGACGAAATAGAAGTAAGTATCTGCATGATTGTCAAAAACGAAGAAGCGAATCTAAAACGATGCCTCGACTCATTTTTGCCGATAATCCATGAAAAATGGAGCGAGTTGATAATTGTCGACACCGGATCAACAGATCGGACAATAGAAATTGCCAAGGAATACACGGACAAAGTATACGAGCGCAAGTTCACCCCCTGGAACTTCTCCATAGCCCGGAACTACGGCATAGCATACGCAACCGGGCGCCGCATTCTTATCATCGATGCAGACGAGGAACTCACGCAGAAAAGCCTTTATATTTTCGAAAACGTCCTCACTAACCCGAAATATGATCGCCATAAAACAATATTCTTGAAAGTAAAGAGTTTTTATTCTACCGATACCGGGGAATACGCGGAGGTAAGCCAGCCGCGGGTGTTTGGCAATCATGACAATTTTCGGTTTTCCGCTGATTTTCTTGAAACCGATACAAACGACACAATAAACACCGATGAAATCACCAGGTTCGTCGAAGAAGACCCCGGAGTATCCGCAGGGAACAAAGTAGAGGGAAAGGCCGGTATGAAAATGACCGCCGGGCCGCCCCTATACAATTTTCCAATCCATAACAAGGCGCAGGCACTACCGGAATATCTATTTTCGGATAATATCTTCATAAATCATTACGGCTACTTATTCGCGAAAGCGGATCTGTTCATCGAGAAAAAGGAGAGGAGCCTGCCGATGCTCGAAGCGGAATACGAGACGAACCCGGACGACCTCCACATCCTCACGCATCTTATAAAAACTTATTACGCGACCGCCGACCACAAAAAGGTAACTAAGCTCGGGGACCGCTGGATTAAACTCATGGCTGGCGTAGAATATCATGCCGGATGGTATGCTTACCTTGAAGTATTTTCCAACTTAATGGGAGCGTACACCCTCATGGATGACGCCGAGAACGCAGAACGGATACTGACAGAGGCGCTGAAATACAGCCAGAGACTCATCGGCGTCTATTTGATATTAGGCCAATATTACATAGAGCATGATAACGAGACACGGGCCAGGGAGTTATTCGAGGAAGCGTATCTGATGAGCTCCCATACAGGCGACCCAATGGAAATGTTGTGCTCGACGAATACAAAAACAATTATGCCAGAGATACTAAACCTCCTTGCTACGATGGAATTCTCTGACGGCAATTTCACGAAAGCAGGAAAATATATCAACGAAGGAATCATATTAAACGAGAACCGGCTGCCGCTGCGATGGGATATTTTCAACAAAGAACCCGCAGACAAGCGGCTTGTAAAGAACCTGATTACACGTAAACAGGCGGGATAATATGGCATTAAATGTACGGGGATCAAGCTCACTCTTTTGGAAGACCGGGATAGATACCAAGGGCGTTGCACAGGGCGCGAAAAAGACGAAAGGAATCCTGCGCGGACTTGCATCGCAAATCAGCGCAATGGATATATTTGCGGCTGTTTCGATAAGCGCGGCCTTCCATTTCAAAAAGGCGGTAAAGGAAGCGACCATGCTGGCTGCCCGATACGAAACCCTGGGTGTTGTTTTGCGAACAATCGGTAATAATGCGGGATATGCCGCGGAAGAAATGAACGGCTTCGTTAAGGGATTAGAGGACGCCGGAATCTCGATGACGAAAGCCCGCCTTGGCATTATAAGAATGGTACAGGCACAACTCGACTTGACGAAAGCAAGAGAGCTTGCAAGAGTAGCACAGAACGCAGCGGTAATCGCAAATATCAACTCATCCGAGGCATTTGAGCGCCTTCTCCACGGCATTCAATCGGGCCGAATAATGGTACTCAGAACAATCGGCATCAACGTCCTATTCGAAGAAAGCTACCAGAAAGCCGCCGCCGCAGTTGGGAAACTGTCAGATGACCTGACATCGGCTGAAAAAACACAGATAAGGATGAACGTCGTCCTCGAGGCAGGGGAAAAGATCGCCGGATCATACGAGGCGGCCATGAGTACAGCCGCGAAACAAATGCTATCTATGCAGCGATATTCCGAGGACGCGAAGCTAAAACTCGGACAATTATTTACACCGGCGCTGACCGAAATAGTAATGCAATTATCGGACGGCATGAAAGCATTCAACGACGAACTGGACACCGGCGAAGGATCAATAACCGAGTGGGGCAATATACTC